GCGCCCCCCCCCGGCCTAATAATTTTTTGGGGCCTCGTGAAATCATGGTGTTACCGCCAGTATGAGGTTTTTAGAAAATTACCTAAATCACTAAATTTTGGTAATTATAACTTATTGAGAATTAACGAATTATAATATATTGGAAAATAACGGTTTATGAAAGGTGTATGGCTGACCCAACATGAATGCCAGAATGCAATGAACGTCTCTCAATATCAATTTGAGAAAGACTGGAAGCAGAAGCTCGAGGCAAAGCAGGTCAAGAGGAGGACGAAGTTTTTTCTTCCTGAATCTAAGATGACCGAGAAAGCCAAGAAGCAGTATAAAGAGCACTTGATCGCTTATGATGAGGATGCGATGAATGTGGAATCCATCTTAGGTGATATTAGTGAAGACGGGCTTTCAGATGACTGGAAGACTGCGAGACTGGAGAACATCCGTGCCCGCACAAAACTCATCGAGGAGAAGCTTGAGAACAGAAAGAAAGAGCTTTGGCAGGAGTGGAGCGAGGCTTTCTTTGAGACCTTCACAGAGGCTTTCGCAAAATATAAAAACAACCTCATCTCACTGCATCTCACTGAAGAGCAGCTGAAAACTTTAGCAGACTCTTTAGACAATTCAATGAAGCTTTTGCGAGACAAGCTTGAGACGATGTGGACTAAATTCAGTGAAGAGAATGAAGAAATGGAGCAAGAAGAGAAATGATTTACACGATTATATTAGGAGTTTTATCTATAGGATTGACTATCGCTTATGTCATGACGATGCTGGACTTAAGAGATATGAGAGAAGCTTTTAAAAGAATTAACAACACGGTCTATGTCAACGAGTGCAAGATCAATGGTTTTGGTGCGGTCTTGCAGAAGGAGCATGAGGACATGGAGAAAGCTTTGGAGAAGCAGAACGAGTTTGTGAAAGTCTCCATTGGTGCTGAGAAGACCAAAGGGAAGAAAGAAGCTGAGAAGAAAGATCTCTGGATTATGTCTATGCTGACTTACATGACTCTAATGAGAGACAAAGCGCACTCACTCCACATCGACTTTGCTAAGACAAGTGAAAAAGATCTGGTCAAGCTCATTGAACTCTCAATCCAAGCAGATGCAGGGCAGATAACTTGGCAAGAAGCAGCTAAGAAGTGCAAAGAGCTTGGAATCTCAATGGAGGTGAAATGATATGAACTTCTCTACTGCGGGATCTATGCGGAGACTCAATCTATTCGACACTTTTCATGGAGGAGATCTCAGACTACACCCATGAACCGATAGGAACGATAAATTTCCAGATCAATAAGAAAGGCTACTATGCTCAACCGCATCCTTATGGCAATCTTCAACTTACGAAAGATGCTGCTGAGTTTTTAGTGCCACTTTTCGAATCTCAAGGATGGAAGACACGCATCTCAGACAATGTGCCGATAGGATATGTCGACTTGGACCGCTTTAGAGATCTGAAGCTTAATTTTGCAGCAGGAGACATCAGACTGTGGTGCTATAATCTCATCAATGTCATTCTTCCGATGGACTTGTCTAGAGCTACCATAAAAGTCAATCCAGATGAATCATATAAGGACAAGATCATCTTAGTTAAGACCAATCGATATTGCAATAAGTTTTTAGACTGGAAAAAGCTTAAACCATACAAGAAAGACATCATTATGATGGGGTTAGAAGAAGAGCATACTGCTTTTTGTGAGAGCTTCTTTCCAGTTGACTACATTAAGGTGAAAGATGCTTTGGAAGCAGCTGAGATCATTGCTGGTGCTAAATTCATTGTTGCTAACCAATGCGGAATTTACTCACTAGCGGAGATGATGAAGACTCCAAGAATCGTCTGCCCTCCAGAATACATGATGATAAAGCACCCAAAGACGAAGCAAGACATTCTGGTGCCAGGACCGTGCAATGTCATCGCACAAGGCGGAAGATGTGTCTTGGCTTCAACGACAGCGAAGTTTGAAGCGATGATAGAAGAACTTAATGGAGGAGAGACGAAATGAAGCTATTTAATGGTTGCTGTGAAGAGGTGCTTAAAAGCATCCCAGATGCTTCAGTGGACGCCGTCATCACTGACCCGCCATATGGAAGGCTAAGCAACAGCAATGAGAGGTGGGACAAACTAGTTAATTATGGTGTTGTGTGCAAAGAGCTTAAAAGGATCTGTAAGCCGAAAGCTCCCGTCATTTTATTCAGTGACTATAAAGAGATGTTTAATATGCATAAGGAGATTACTGAAAATGGTTTTACTTATCGCTACTTTTTCACTTGGAATAAGCCAAATACTTTCTCAGGATTTGCCAATGTAAATGTGAGGCCATTGAATAATGTCGAGCAGATACTGGTGTTTTCTCCCACAAATGAAAATGTGCATTATTATGCGGATGGCAATATTAAAAAAAGACGTGTTTCTTTTAAGTACGCTTTCAAACTTCAAGAAGACAAGACATTGCTTTTCTTAAATATGAAAGAGGTCATTAAGTCATTAAGAAAAGGTGAAGTCATTGACGGTGTGTCATTCATCGGTCGCAAAAGTCTATTGGAGTTATCGACTTCTGTGAAAATCTCAATGAAGAGCGTGCTTGCCAAGATTAATGAGTTTATCATTCATGATGATTATATTGAAAGAGATGTTGTCTCTCGATCAAATGTTACTAGATTTATTCTTGAATACCCAGCTATTTCAAAGAAAGATCGTCTTCATCCAACACAGAAGCCGGTCGATTTGATGAAGAAGCTTGTCGAACTTTACACAAAGGAAGGAGACACGGTTTTAGACTTTACTATGCGGAAGTGGGTCTACTGGTGAAGCTGCTTTACTGACAGGCAGAGATTTCATCGGCATCGAGAAAGACGAACATTATTTTAATGTCGCTAAAGAGAGACTTGAGAAGATCATAACTAAATGAAGAAAGACGACTGGAAATATAATCTTCTTGAAACTGCTATAAGAAGCTACTTCTCCATCACTCCTTATATGCCCATTATGGAGTGGGTCGAAAAATATATCAACTATTCAGATGATGTGAGTGCTGAGAGAGACAAACCAGACTTCTCTCAATTTCCATATCAAGTGGAGCCGATCAAGCAGTGGGAAGATCTGAACGTCCGCAAGCAAGTGACAGTGGTTGCTTGTGAGCAGATGGGAAAGACCAACATGTTTATTCTAGGCCTGCTTTGGAGGATGGTATATGATCCTTGTCAATCATTGTGTGTATATCCAAGCGATTCAAAGGCTATCGAAATGGCGGAGACGAAGATCAAGCCTCTTTTAAGCCACATCCCACGGACTGAAAGAGGAGCTGCTTAGGCCAAGATCGGTGAGAGCAGACCGATTCAACTTCTCCAACCTCAAATCATTCTGGCAAGGCGCTGGATCGAAGATCGTATCGAAAAGCTGCAAAATCGTCATTGCCGATGAGTGCGACCAGTGGCCAGCCGAGCAGCCTCAGAACTTAAGAGATTTGCTTAAAAGGACAAGGTCATATAATGCTTGCATGGCCTATCTCGTCTGCTCACCTACTACGGTAAATGGGAAGATCTGGCAGGAATTCCTCAAAGGGTCTCAAGGCTACTATACCCTCCGTTGCAAAGGCTGTGGAGAGCTCACTATGCGCTCATGTGACACAGTCAACCTCCAGTTTGAGAGTGACTATAATGAAGAGCTGAAGACTTATATGGTCAAGAAAGGAAGTGAAAGACTATGCTGTCCTAAATGTAAGCATGAGCACACTGAGAAAGACAAAGCATGGATGATCCAGAATGGTGGCTATGTCCATCTTGTGCCAGAACTGCTTAAAGAAAGACCCTCATTCCAGATCGGGTCATTGGCCTCACAGCTCCCCTCTCTGTCTTGGAGTGAGATCGCAAATGCACAGCTGGAAGCTGGAAAGACAGCAGACCTCTCCATTCAGCAGAACTTTGACAACTCTTGGAAGCGGCCTGCCTTATAAACCAAGACTGATCACCAAAGACGAGATCACTTCACTTCGCGACAAGCATATATGGACTTCACCACCTACTCTTGAAAATGTGGAGATGGTCTTCATGACAGCGGACGTGATGGATGACTTTGTCTCTTATGCAGTCTTCGCTTGGGATGTGTGTGATTCATTATACATCATCGAAGACGGGAAAGTGCAGTATATAGAGCTGACAGACGAGAAGAGAAGACAAGTGAATGAAGACAGGAAAGCGGAAAATCTGCCACCGATAACTGCTCTTGAGGATCTCTTAGTCAAAGACTATCTGGTTAAAGACAATGTTGGGATAAAACCGACTTTCTGTGTGATCGACCAAGGCGGTCATAAGGGTGATGATGTTAAGCACTTCGCAAAAATGCATAACAATGTGCTGATGCAGAAAGGAACGACGATGACCTCTATGAATTGGCGACCAAGTGAGAACACTCAAAGACTTGTGCTGACCAACCAAAAATACTGGAAGAGCACGGCCATCTACTACCTATATGCTCAGAAGAACCGCAATGAAGGCTATCTTTGGTTTTATCCAGACATCACGGATGAAAGCATTTCTGAGATCAGAGATGTAAGACCTGATGAAAGCTCAAAGTGGGGAAATGAGCCTGAGAATTGGGTAAGCAAAACAGGCAAAGATCACACGTTCGACTTGATCAAGTATGCATATTTTGCAAAAGACTATGCACTGCAAATGTTTAAGCGAAATCTTTATCGCTTCGCAAAGGCACCAAGCATTATGAGGAGGTTTGAGACTGTGCAGAAAAGACAAGAAAACAAACAAAGAATCCAGCAAAATCAAAAATCATGGTTTTCTTTGTGAAACTATATAAATAGAAATGTAAGGTTGTAAGACTATGATAAAAGCTACACAAGGATTTGACTTTACTTTCATCGTAAAAGATGCCGCTGCGAAGATGGTGCTTTTTGATGGATTGAACAAGATCATCATTGATACTATTGAGACTCTTCCAACAGGTGAGTATGAGCTGAAGGCTGATGCAGAAACCACGAAAGAGTGGATACCACGGACGCTATTCCTATCAGGTGCTTGGAAGTGATGGCATCATTGATAAAGGCGTGCTTAAAGTAAAAGCAAACCTACTTTATTCTACTGAGATCGATTCATTCTGGCAAAAGGCCCTCAAAGCAATAGATGACCGACTGAAAGGAAAAGCGGTAGATCCCGCAAATGACGTTACTGTTGGTGACAAGAAAATCTCATATTACAAATTGGATGATCTGCTAAAGCTGCGCAGCTTCATTATTGGAAAGATCGCTGAAGAGGAAGAGGAAGAAGGTGATGAAACTGCATCAAGCCCGAATGACGAACATAGAATTAAATTTAACTGGAGTTTAAGATGATCAATATCGAAATATCACCAACTCTGCCTGTAAAATCTCCAAGAAGAAAGCGCTCACTTGTCGGTGCCGCTCACCATCGTTTTGTCAACTGGCTTACCAACACATCTTATCAGAAGATCAATCTCGATCTAGACACAAGCCTAGTCCCACTCATCACTAGAGCTCGTGAACTCGCCAAGAACAACATGGTTGTCAGAAGCTATCTGGAATTGATGGAGAAGAACATCATTGGAAAAGCTGGATTCACCCTGCAATCACAAGTCAAGGGCCAGAATGGAAAACTCGACACTTCATTGAATGACTATCTGGAGTGGGAATTCTATGATTGGATGAAGACAACGAATGGTTATCTGACCATTGATGGCGGTCTGGGCGGGAAAGAGCTCGACAAGTTGATCCTGAGGACGCTTCTTATCGATGGTGAGGTCTTCATAAGGATCCATAAAAACGCGAAGAATCCGTATCGGTCTTTCATTTGAGCTGATCGATGCTTTGAGCATAGACTTCACTAAGAGGCGTGAATTTGCCGGGACGCAGAATGCGATCGTGCTTGGTGTGGAGATCGACCGCAACTACAAGCCGGTTGCTTATTGGACTAAGACACGGAACCACAGTGGTGTATCAAAGTGGACAGGAAGAGCGAATTCCTGCTTCAGAGATGATCCACATATATCATCGTGAATTCATCCAGCAGACACGTGGAATCTCACCATTGAATGCATGCTTGGCTGACTTGAAGCAGCTTGATGACTATCAAGTATCTGAGCTTATGGCTGCGAAGATGGCTGCTTGCATGGCGCTTTTCTATGAAAGAAATGGTCAAGAGCCGCTTGGCAATTTCATGGGTGCGCCTGATGAAGAAGACAATGGGTCATTCATTCAAGAGCTTAGTCCAGGAATTGCTTCCATTGTGCCAAACGGCTTCTCCGTCAAATCCGTCGCACCGACACATCCAAACACTAACTTCGATGCTTTCACGCAATCGGTCTTGAAGAGGATTGGAGCTTCACTTGGCATAAGCGAAAACCAGCTTTGCAAAGACTATGCGCACGTAAACTTCTCCTCATTGAGAGAAGGTGCTAATGACAGCAAAGCTTTCTTTGAGGACACACAAGAATTTCTCATCGACAACTGGAAGGAACTTCAGTATAAACTCTTCTTGGAATCACTCATCTTGAAGACAGACGCGCTGAAGCCGGACCAAGTGAAGCAGGCGTTGAGGCAGCATAATTTCATTTGTGCTAAGAGGGCGTGGTATGATCCATCAAGAGACATTCTTGCTACCAAGTATGCACTTGAGCTTGGAGTGAAGAACCCGCTTCAAGTCATCGATGAGAACGGAGCTGATCCTAATGAAATCTTGGATGGATGGAGCTTGTGGAAACAGATGTGTGAAGAGAGATCACTTGCTTTCAACGACAATCCAAAATCTGATGTGGTCATAGATCCTATTGAGGAGAAGACAGACGAAGAGCAGATGGCGGAGGAAGGAAGAAAGAACTAAGATAAATAGACTAGTAAGGTATCAACATGAAAAACAAAAGACAAACACTCGTATTTAGTAGAGCGTTTGACACAATAGAGACAGGTGAAGACCCAAACGTCTTGACTTTCTCCGTTGCTTCATCTGAGCCGTGCTTGAGACAGAATAAGAAAGGACCTTATTATGAGATCCTTGAAATCACTGAGGATTCAGTGAACACCGAACGTCTGAACAGCAAAGCAGCTCCGCTTCTACTACAACATGATGACGATGACCAGATTGGGATCATTGAGAATGCCTATATCCAAGATGGAAAAGTATACGTGACAGCGCGCTTCTCCAAGAATCCAGGACCTCAAGAAATCCTAAGCGACATCAAAGACGGGATACGTAGAAATGTATCCATCGGCTACACCATTGATGAGAGCGTCATGGTGAAATCACAAGACTTTGAGTATCCAGTAGAGATGGTGAAGAGATTCACTATCTATGAGTGCTCAATCGTCTCCGCGCCAGCAGATCCAAAAGTTGGCATCGGCCGCTCAATGGAATCTGAGGACGAAGCTGAAGAAGAGAAAGAAGAGCAGACAGCTGAACCTACTGAGGAAGCACCAAAAGAGGAAGAGAAAGCTGAATGCCCTGAATGCGGAAATGATCCTTGCACATGCGAAGAAAAAGAGAAAGCGTGTGACGAGGAAGAGACAAAGGAACAACCCGAAAATGAATCAAAAGCATGTGATGAAGAAGAAAAGAAATCCGAAGAAGCCGAGACTGAAGAGGCTGCTAAGGATTGTGATGAAGGTGATGCTGAGGAAATTCGCTCCTTGGCTGAGCTGATGAATTGCAGAGATCTTGGAGAGACATTCATCACAGAGAAAAAATCTTACCAAGCGTTTAAAGAAGCTGTAAGAAACAATATGACTAATAAGGAAACTAAATCTACTATGGAAAATACACAGAAATTCTCATTACGTAAGGCAATTCTAAATCTGCATGGTGAACTTCCAGATTCAGAATGTGAATTCGAGCGTAGTGTTATTGAAAATAACAAGCGCAGCCTGCAAATCCCCAACATTTCTAGAAAAGCCATCGTTTTGACACAAAAAGACATTCGCGGCATTCTTATCGATGGGAATGAAGCTCTGAATCAGCCTAATTACAGGCCTGATCTTTATGAATCCTATCTCCGTGCACCCGTCACAAAAGACTACATTGGTGTTACTACAGTTGGTGCACCAAATGCACGAGATCTTGAGATGGTTGTGGCTATTTCTGGTATCAATGCAGGATACGGCAAGCTGAATTCCAAACTCGTAAGTGGTGGGATGGATTTCACGCTGCAGAGGATGACACCATATAAATGTGGTGCTTATGTTGACATTTCTGAAGCTTCATTGTATCAAGATGACCCCAACATTCAGTCAATCCTACTTGAGGATATTGTTAAAGCTGTAAATGAAGCAGAAGACAAGGCATTCTTCAATGGATTGTCTGGTAATGAGGAGCCAATTGGTTTGCTCAACACTCCTAATGTTAATGAGGTGACTATTTCTGGCACTCCTACTTTAAGCAATGCAATGGAATTTGAAAAGAAGATTCGTGAATCCAATAACTATTCAGGAAATCTGAAGTGGGTTATGGGCACCGATGCTTATTATCAATGGGCAACCACACCGTATTCTGCTACTGAGCAGAACAGGATGCTAATTGAAGATCGTAAGTGCATTGGTTATGATGTTTTTGTCGATCACTCTCTTCCGACTTCTTCTGTGATCCTTGGTGATTTCTCTCAGGCACTTGAAGTTAAATTCGATGCGCTTGTCATTGATGTTGCCACAGATGCAAACCTAGTCATTGAAGGAACAAAGCGTCTTTATGCACGTGAATTCAATGATTACTGCTTCCGCAGACCCAAGAGCTTCACCAAAAGAGTTTAACCTATTGGAAGGAGTTTAAGAGAAGATGAGCAGCATATTTGACAGAGCTATTCGGAGATATCTTCGATCACAAAGACTTTCAAGAGCTTTGCACAATAAATGGCGACTTGTATGTATGTGTCTGCTCATCTATCTCTGATGAAGTAGCGTTCGTAGATACGGGAGCTGAGAATCCAGCACTCTTCACGCTTGATTTGAAGCTCCCTCTGCACAAGCAAGTAAAGATCAATGACAAAGTGAAATTCAGAGAGAGACTGTATAAGATCTCTTCTATCGACTTTGACTCCGCTAATGCAAGTCTGAAGCTTCATCTTTGCGAATTGAACAAGGGTATTGGTAAATGAGTTTTCTTAACAACATAACCAAAGGTCTTGAAAACAGTGTAAAGGACCTTGGAGTTGGCAAGCCGAACAATGCTTATTTGACAGGCCCTCAACAGCCCATCAAGATCGAAGTATACAGCAACGTCCGAAAAGCTTTTGAGAAAGCAAAGAACATTTTCACCAAAGAATTCCCGTCAAGAGAGACATTGATGAAAGGGACAACATCTTTCATCAAGTGGGCTGCTACAAAATCTCCACCGAACATGGGATCGACTAACATGCTCAAAGGGCAGACAGACAAAGAGAAGCTTCTATACAGGCCTATTCTTTGGTTGTCTAAACTGGTGAGAGGACAAATTGACGGATTCAGGCCAGATCAAGCGGACATTGACGCTTTGAGAAAAGGCTTTCGATTCAAGGTGCTCGATACAAGAGACAAGAAGCAGAAGACATTATGCTACACAAAGACCAAAGAAGAAGCTGAGACACAAGCAAGGATCGTAAACAGAGGACTTCTGAGGACGATGTGGGGCTTGAATGCTCCATCAGTTGGTGCTCGACTTGATCATGGGATAACGAGGATACTGAAAGAATCTCCGCACTTGAAATCTTTGACGGATTTGAACCCAATGCTGCTTGCCTATGACGAGAACGGCCAGCATGTTGAGCTCACAAATGCAGGCAAAGGCAGTGTGACCTTGAAGCAGTATGTGATCAAGAACTCATATAAGTATGCTGTAAGGGCAATGCAATATGCAGCTAAATATGAGGCACTGAAGACTATACAGGATGCACTGGATACTACATCACAAGAACTGGAAAAAGCTTTCCAAGGAGCACCTCCAGGATTCTTGTCAGTATATCAGAACTTGGCTTATGAAAGCTTGGAAAAAGCGACAGGCGGGAATCTTTCATTCAAATCAGTAGACGGGCAGAATTTTCTTCAGATCAGGAGCTTAATATAAGATGGACGAAAAAGCAATCTTAGAAAAATTAAAGACGTTTTTTGAAGATGTAGATGACGAACTTGAGGTAAGGCTCTACACCGACAACATTGAGAAAAGATCTTCACCTTATACTTTGTCTCTCGCTTTCCTCAAAATCGACAATGTGAATGAGGGACTGCCTGACTATAACTGCACTTTGCAGATTCTTCTGGACTGCTTCAAAGAAGATGATCCAGATGGAGACAAACTCTATGAACTGAAGACAAAGATTAATTCGATCATTGAAAGCATGACCGACAGGTTTACTCCAATCAATGTGAGAATGGAAGGAATTGAAGGACTTGTAGCATCATTCTATGATGGTTGCAGTCTTGGAAATTCACAAACATCATATCAGTGCCAGTATACACTATCATTGATATTTAGTTTTTAACTTATAAGGAACAACATATATGTCAAGACCATCACGTATTTTTGGTATTACAACTGACCTAAGTGGCAACTTGGATTCAGGAATCATTGCTAACTCTTTCAACACCACAAAGAGTGTAGAGACGGCAGAAGCAAGAGATGAGAAAGGCAAGTTGTTAGATATTGCTCGGATACTCCAGAAATGAGGAAATCTCTGTCAACGGGCTTTACGTTGGCTCAGGCTGCACTGAAGGTGGAAAGGTCACCATCGGCGGTAAAGACTATCTCATTACCTCTGTATCAAAGAATGAAGCAAACACTGACTTCCAGCGCTCAGATGTCTCTCTGAGAGGTGGTGACACAGACACTGTGATTCATACTCTCGATGAGATCCAAGGCAGCTAATCTGATAACTTAATCATATCACAGCTTTGGCTAGAGACGATCGCTCGAAAAGGTTGCTCCGCCCTGCCAAAGCTTAATTTTTATGGAGACAATGGGGGTTAATCGATGTATTTTAAGCGACTTCTAAAGCACATCCAAGAAGGAATCAAATATCTCACAATAGATGATGTCTTCAAGAAGCAGATCAATGAAGACAAGATATTAAATGACCTATATGACCAAGAGTTTGACTATGAGTTTGAGAAGCAATGCACACTCACTGCTCTTGACATCCCGATCAAATTGCATGGACATAAATTCAAAGCACTGACCCCGTTGGCATGGCAGATCTTATGGACATATAGAAGCCCTATTGTGACTGGCAAACTGAATGAATTTCAGACTTCAGACATTGATCTCTTCTTCTATCTTCTTGAAAATCCAGATCCAATCGACTGCATAGACAAGTCAAAGGACTTTTTCCTCAACAACTACAATGATGTAATTGAGTTTATTCCTGACATCTTGGACAGGATCATCAAGATTGCTTTCTTTCCATTGTCGCTCTTCCCAGTTGGAAAATCAGGCAATGCCGATCCAGTATATGATGTGGATTGGCTTATGCAATTGATTGTAGTTGCTACAAAGATGACTAACATGACTCTTGATGAAGCTATGAAGAAGCCGATGATGACCATCTGCTCATTGAGGGTGCAATATGCGAAACTGAATGGTGTGCAGAACATTGAAAGAACACCTCCACAGGAAGTACTTGCTCAAGAGGATTACCGTATCTGTGAGCTTATAATAAATAGACTAGAGGAACTTCATATCCTAAGAGAAGGTGACAGCAAAGAAGAGCTCTTGAAGCTGATGACCGAAAAGGAACTGCAGAATGAATGATGTAAAAGTAAGAATCCGGTGCAGATATAAGTGGACTGAAAAGTGGATTGCAACAAGGACAATCCACTGTAACCAAGTTTGCATCTGGTATTGAAAGAGCCGCACAAGGTGGGAGAAGTGCTCTATATGGGTTGATGAAGCTGAATCCTGGCACTTATCTGGCTGGTGCAACTGCTTTGCTTGGTGCTGCCATTGTCAAAAGTATTGCTTCATTTGCACAGTTTGCTGACCAGATTCAGAAGAATGCAGATGCCGTTGGTGTAGATGCAGAGGCTTTCCAAAGACTTCAACACGCCGCTAACAAGACTGGGGTCCAAGCACAAAACGTGATGAACATCATGACGCGCTTCACTTCCAAGCTTGAAGAAGCGAGAGGTGGCAATATGAAGTTGATTGAATCATTTGACAAGCTTGGATTGTCTATATACAGTCTCTCTAAGAAGACACCAGATGAAGCTCTGAATGCTATGCTTTCAAGACTGAGAGAGATGAAGCAGGCAGGACAAGACGTAAATGGCATAATTGAAGACTTGTTTGGAAAGAAATCCGTCCAAGATATCAACAAGATGATTGCTGGAAACTTTGAATCTGAACAAGGAAATGCCAGAATCATTGATGAAGAGCTTATAAAGCAATCAACCGAACTAGTCAATGTATGGACTGAGTTGAAAAATGTAGTCACTGTTGTGATAGGTCAGTTTTTGTCTTGGGTTGGTGCAATGGACATGCTTAGAGACGCAATAGATCGTTTAATGCCAGAAAAAGAAGAAGATCTTGATGTTGATAATAGGTCATTTTGGCAAAAAACAAAAGATTTTTTTACTTTTGATGATAGTAGAAATTCTACAAGACAAAGAACTGAATATGACAGAGCTTCTGAACTGAATGAGTATAACAGAGATCTTATTAAGAAAGAAGAAGAATTGAAGAAAAAGTATTCTATGGATGAGGTCAGAGCAAGACTTTCTTCCACAAATATGACTGGCAGAGAGATCACAGACAATGAAGTTGCTGTGAAGAGACAGCATCTCATTGATGATGAACTGGAAAAATACAAGAATGAACAAGCCAAGAAGATCGATGACTACTATGTCCATGAAGCTTATATGAACGCTGATCTTAGAACTGACTCTGAAAAACAAGCAGAGTGGTTTAGAAAAAACGTCAAGCAAAAGCACAAGCTTGATGCAGATGCGTTATATGAAACACCTGAAGAGAAAAAAGAAAAATCTGAAGCTGAAATTGCTGAAACATCTAGACAGAATAGACTCTATGGATATAGAAAATACAATGATGTGAATGGTGCTATCCTAGATCAGAAAAACCAAGCAGAAATCGATCGAGCAAACAAGAATCTGGATTTAGCAGATCAACGTGCTTCCTATGCCCAGTTTATCCAAGAGACTGGTGGTGTAGATGAAAATGGGAATAAAATTGAGTTTGAAGAATATCTTAAGTTGTTGGAGAACTCAGTTGATGTAGAAGAGAAAAGACGTAAGATCAAGGAGCAGATCGACAAACTTGATGCAAACAGCAAAGACTATGCTGAACAAAAATCAAAGCTTGAAAAAGAGCTTCTTGAAACGGAAGATGACCTGTATTATTCAAACAAGAGAAAGGAGCTTGAACGAAAGAAAAAATTGCGTGATGCCCAGAATAAAGTGAAGCAGACTGAACTGGTAGAATCTCTTGAATATAGCAGCAAGCCACCAATGACCACAGAACAAGCAATGAATCAAGCTGCGGCAACTGCGATTCAGAATGCACAGAAGCAGAACATCGGCTTGAATGACATGCAGCTTGAGCGAATTGGTGATGTGGCGAAAATGGACTACATCTTGAAGAATGCTTCATTGTTTGAGCCACGGAAAATCATCTATGGATGTATTTTCCAATGACCTCGCGAAACGAGGTGGATTCAACTCATCTGTTGTGGTAGACAAGAATGACCCGACAAAGCAGATCTTGGAATTTGTTAAGCTCATAAATGACACTGAGATACAACGAAACAAAGACATCAGTGATCTAAAAGGACTAATTGGTGGAAATTAAGATATGGCAAGTATACTAGAACAACTTCAAGTCAAATATAAGACACGTGAAGTAGAGAAAAACAACCAGTATTTGACTACCACTATAACCTACCAAGGCTCTTTGGATCTATGTGTGTATTATATGAACACACACAAGGTAGGACAAGTGAGTATAGAATATGGCACTCTTGATGACATGAAGATGACTCAAGACGCTGGCCCATTCTGGAATGTGACAACTGTATGGAAAAAAGATGTCTCAGGTGAAGAAGAAGTGGCAGCTGATGACAACTTTGGACCGACAAAATCAACACTCTCTATGAGTGCTATGAGCATGCCTGTCGAATCCCATAAGAACTATGAGATGATCTGGAATAACAACTTTTATTCTACCAAAGCAGTATTAAGTGGAACGGAAATTACAGATGCTGCCTCATTCATCGCTACATCAAAAGGTCACAGACAAGATGGATCACTTATAAACACCATCTCTAATGCATATACTTATGATCCAGCTGTTGCTTCTATTGATTGGAACCATGCTTATTTCTGCTTCGCTAAATCTGAGAATGAGTGCCCTCAGCTCCGTGATCATCATCGTTGGTTTATATACAAGTGGATGACAAAGCCTGGTGTTGACAGCTTCACATATCCAACATATACTTTGACTGAAAGATCCAAGAACAACTCCAAGGAGAAAGCTGGATGGATGATGACAAAGAAAGCAGGAAAGATTTCTCAACCTTTATACAATGACTTTGGAATCACGGAGATGTTATCTGGCAACTGGTTATGTGAAGGTGGATCTATCGAGTATGACGGGAACTATTGGATCACAACAAGAAACTTCACGCACTCTCCTGACATTCTTGACGGATGGGATCCTCAGCTGTATGAAAGAGAGTAAAAGGAGCAATGAATGAGCACTGAGAACTTAAATTCTTATGGTAATGGATTGGTCAAAGATCTTAGAAACACTTTGAACAATGTCGTAAATGAGCTGAAGAAACAGAAGCTCATCGAAGGTCAAGGAGTGACATTGAATCATGGCCCAAACGGAACAACTATTTCGGTAAAGAAGAGTGCTCCTGTAAACAGAAATGGAATAAGTGAAGAACCTACTGAGCATCTTACTCAGCAGAAATTCAATGTGTGCAGACTTTCACATGTATCTGGAAACATCCCAATAGTCTCCAGCTTCACCATGTATTCAGATGAAGCAAAAGACATGTATCTATATATGGGAACTTATTCATACAACCTGAATGGCACTGTTGGAACTATTCCAAGCTCATATATTCCACTGACTGAGATTTTGCCACCTTTGACTGGAAGAAACCCACCTGATTCATCAACAGGAACACTTGGAATAAGATTGAATTTGACAAGAACTGATGTGCCATCATCTAATTGGGGATCATACAGGATGCCATACTATTTCAGCTGGACCGCGAGTGCTGAAGTGTCATATACTGATGAGATGATGTCATGTGCTACTTCAAGCTGCTTCATCCCAATAGCATGCTTCACTGCAACAAATCTTAGGTCTTACAAGAACAACCCAGAGACTAGTGACTTCACAATGACTTTGGAGAACACCAACCAATACCCTGTCTGGACTACTGCTATCGACCAAGATCTCGTCGGTGCACTAGATGCATACATGCCATCAGGAGTTAGATGATGCCATTTCCTTCTTCTGAGATAACAACAACAGCTCCTGTGAAATATGCTTACGCAGATGCACTGCATGTCGATTCACTGTTCAGAAGTGTAGCAAACTGCTCTATATCTGGTGAAGAATGCATACCAAATGTGATGATGAACGCAATGGAGAAGAGCATCATCTTGTCTGGGATGCCTGCTTCAAAGACTGAGCCTGACATTGACTACAGCGACTTGATGATTGATACATGGTATCCAAGATATGATGAAGAAGCGAGAGCAGAAGCTGAAAGAATTGTCACAGATCATCTCACAGGCACTGTCTTGCCATCTAGGACTATCTATGAGCGAGCTTGGACTGCAATCAGTGGCAATCCTCTTCCAGACAACCACATCATACATTTTAATGAGGTTTTGTCAGGACTTCAAGTAGAAGGAAATGATCCATACAGGCTCTACTTTGCTAGGATGACTAAAGGACCTCAGCACATGGCAATCATTGGAAAGTTTGATGAGAATGGCAATGCGATTCTGCCATCTGGTGGGATCAACTTCATTCGCAGAGCGAAAGGAGTGCATGTAGGGATGTATTATGGAACAACTACTGATACTGAGCAACACATTTACTCAAATGGATACAATCGATATGATGCTTACTTTTTTGATGACATGCCTGATGTGACCTACAGTTATGTTGGAATAGCTCCTAGTACTGAGCTCCAGTTCACTGTCAACATCACTTCACCTTGGAACATCGTGACTAGATATAGAGACAATCAAGGACAGTATGTGCCAGTGAAGAGGTATGGAAGCTTGACTTCAAATGGCAACTTTGGATACTACAACAACCAATACAGGCATAAAGACGTAGACTTCGCTTCTGCATTTCTATCAGCTGACTTCTTGGACAATTTTCTTGGTGGTGGATTTTCTTGGGTAGTGTGGGATGATAACACACAGATAGGCATACAGAGTGGTTACTATGACAACGGCATTGATCATGCTCGTGAATGTGCTTGGGGAAACAACCCATTCTATTTGATGGACAAGTTCAATAGTGACTGGCTGATTATGATTTCAGACAACACTAGTGGCATCCGCACCATTATACCAAATGAAGAAGCACTCGCAAAGTCTATCTACTCAGGCAGCCATCAATGGGATGAAGTGAGACTGACTTTGAACACATACGCAACTGGCACTTGTCGTGGATATGCCATGTTCAGAGATGGAGAATTCTTGAGTGGTGCTTGGTATTATTTTAGATCAAGCACCAGAATATCAGGACTAATTACTTAAAGGACTTTAGATATGAAGAACAAACTAGTATATATCGATTTCAACAACGGAAGATTATGCAACAGTGGTGGCTCTGTCTTGATGGATGCACCATCAGTGATAATGGGATCAAAGCCGATAATCGAATTCCACTTTGCTGAGTGGAATAATGGGAACACATATCTTCCCAATATGAGTGACGCTGTCTCATTCACTACTGCAATAGATACTGACCTTGACATAACAACAGATCCAATGTCTGTCACTGCTTCAGGTGACATTGTCATATCTGGACTTCCTTCTGGCATCTTGTCCGTGCCGATTGATGCAACCACTTCAGGATTCACTTCAAAAGTGAACGGAAAAGACGCTCTTCAAGCATGGATGGAACTTTACGGAAAAGACAGCAATGGGGACATCATCTATGACTACCGATTCAGGATCAACTGCAAAGGAACAGTGATGATGGATGGAAGCGGGCCATCTCCTGCTCCATCTACTGACACAATGACAATGGTGCTCACTCATGAATATATCGGCACCCAGAACAAGACATTGTATAAGACATCCACAGAGTATAATGGAAAGAGCTGGTGGTGCTCAACACAAGGTGCTCTTGACTTAGACACGGTCAAGATGAGCTCTGACTGCATCTATTGGGGATCATCAAATAAGTTTGAATTCTGCTGGCAATCAGACGGAACTGGATCTGGTGCTGCTTTAACTCCAGCTGCCACTGGTGACTATGTGGAGGCAGGAACATATACTGCAGACTTCGGCATGTTGGGAACATGCACACTAGAGATAAGCTACTAACGATAAATAGGTATGGAAGGAAAGGAGTAAAGGAAGAATGACATTGAACAACATCATTTCATATATCATTAATCTACTTCTTGCAATCATTGGCTTCTTCTTAGTGACGTCTTTTAACAATACCAATAAGCAACTATTGGAGATCAACAAAGACATCATCTCGCTTCGTCTGGAAATCACCGAGCTTAAATCTCAAATGATGACTGATGATCGAGTGCGAGAAATTTTCCATCTTGAAATGGGACGCTAAGAAAAAGTTGTGATTCGCAAGAACAAAAAGGCCAACTTATGACACATTATATCAACTTAGAAAAGAAAAGACTGGTGGGAAGAAACAACCAGCCTATCCCTCCTCTGCAGACTGACTACTCAACTGTCACAGATGAGGTTTTCACTTTCATTGACTCAAACAACAAGATAATCGAACTCCCTGCTTCTGGTGGCTTGTACTATGCTGGAAGCTTGAAGATGAACCAATCTCCGTCTTCGCTCTTGTGGCTATGCGAAGACTTCACCATCTCTGGCAACCAATTGACTTTCACCAATATCGACACCTACACTTCAGGGTATATGCGTGAGATCAAGAAGAAGTATACTGAAGTCAACATAGAGATTGGTGTATCTGATGGTGAAAACAAGAAGGTCTTTCTAAGAGACACAGCACTAGCGAACCCGAGAGTGTATATAGATGGGATCGATCCACACGACCTCCCAATTCCTGACTTCGCTACAAAAGAATATGTCGATGCAGCAGTATCTGGAAAGCAAGACCTGATTACATCATCCAACAAACTTTCATATACACTCATATCTGGAAATCCAACTATTCCGACTAAGACATCAGACTTAGTGAATGACTCAGGCTTTGCCACTTCTTCTTATGTGGATGAAGCAGTGAATGAGCCTATTGAGATCATCAAGCTGGTTGGATCAAATGCAAACGCTTTCACCATCTCCGGCACAAACAAAGCATATTACATTGACTGCTACTCTGATGAGACCGCACATCCGCTTTCTTGTGAACTCATTGATGGGAAAGAGCTCATCTGGGGTGTGGACATAAACCTTGGGCCCTCTGCTTCCATTGTGTATGGAGACACTTTCAACACAGATGAGTGTGATGCTTTGGTTGCTAACAACCTCAATAGATGTGTGGTGAGAAGTGACGGGAAATCTGGAATTCTTAAAGTATACTCTACGACAGACTTGGCCAACCCATGGCCTAAATATGCTGACATCTGGTGGCAATTCTCAATCCCCGGTGCAGATCCTGTGACAGGAACATTGACACTAAATGATGAGCTATTCAATGACATGCCACAATGGGGTGAATACACAGGAGACACCACTTCACAATGCTTGCGATATGAAGGCATGGGAACTTGGAGACTGTTTTTCAACGGTGACTATGACTACATAATGACGAACAAGATTTGGGAGAGCAATGTAGACCAATCTGGACAGCTTGCTCACATCAAGATAACTTGGAGAGGTTAATATGGACAAAGGAAGAGACTTGCTTCTTCTGGCAGCCAAGAAGGCCAGCATAAAGAAAGTTTGGATTGGTGTGACTGATCCAAATGGTGAAGACAGGTTTGAGACCTTAGAAGACTTGAAAGCAAAGTGGTCCGTCATTGACAATCTCTATATCATCGGGATGTGTGGGAACAATTACGCTATCTTGGATCTCTTCCACATGCCTGAGCTCAATGAGATAAACTTCGCCACTGACAAGACTACCTACTCTTATACAGGAACACAGACAATATCGAGATCTGACCGTCCTCTTCTCGTCAAAGGATGGGGCAGTAAGACAACTGGATCTTATACCACGATTGGAACTGGTGCTCTATACTGCAATGGAAGACACACCACATTTGAAGACTTGATCTACAATGCCAGTGTATATGGTGGAGTGAGAGGAACGGTTGCAGAAACTTGGATCAAATTCAAGAACACGGACTCAAACAAGTCAGGAATCTATGGTGGGTCTGTGGCGAGCAATGAGACATCAGTGATCAGTGGAGATGTGTATATTGAAGCTGAAAATCCAAGAGCTTCCGCTATCTCTGTGTATGGATCATATACTGCAAACACAGGCAACTTGAGGACTGATGGAGATGTATATCTCAATATCATCAATGGCACCTACAACTACATCTCTCCTGCTGGACAGACGGCGACTAATGCTGGTGCAAAGACGATGACCCTCCAAAAATTGAACACCCACATTCACAATGGCACTTTCATATATGTCATTGGAGGCCCAGCTGGAAACACTCCATCTATAACCACTACTTGCAAAGACATCTCTCTTGTCATAGATGGCGGGACTTTCAGCACTAATGTGGCTGGTGGACTATATACACATGGTAGCGGTGCGACCGTCAATGGAGACATCAATGTTGAGATAAATGGTGGCACTTTCAACTGCAATGTGGCTGGTGGATGCATAGGTACTTCAACAAGTGCATCTACTCACTCATTGGTAAGTGGAAATGTATCAGTTGTCCTGAATGGCGGCACTTTCTACAAAGATATAATTGCAGGATCATTACAGCAAGGACCTATAAGCGGCAACACATATCTAGAAATTGGAGAAGATGTGGTATTTGCAGGCGATGACTGCTGGATGACTGGCGCATCACAGATGGGGAGCAATGCAACACCTTATGTGAGCGGGAGTAGAAAGCTGAAAGTAAAATCTAATAGGACTCTCAATGTGAATGTTGGTCCTGGTGCTTTCACTGAAATGGAAATCGTAAAAGGATACACACCGACTTTCACAAAAGAATTCAATCTGAGCTTCACTGACTTGAATGTGCATACATCATCACACTTGACTTCAAAACTCTCTGGTGATCTAATGAGCTTCACTTTGTGTGAAGATGAAGGTGCTGAAAGCGGTGAAGTGGTGAGCTATGAGCAAGGATTCACACCCGGAAATCCTGACGTTGGAACAGAATTCAAGGTATATGTGAAAGACATTCATGGCACTAAGACAGAAGCAACAAAGGTCTCTGACTATGAATATAGAACTAATGACTGGATAATAGAGATCGCACAAGACTACACAACCATTTCTTATAGGAGAAATATATGATCTACTGGATTGATGAAAATGACGAAAAACACTATTCACTGCCTAGCATCTGGAAAGGCGTGACTCCATTCAACGAACTGAGAGCTTCTGAAGCTCGGATGGACTAGAGTAGAAGAGGTAGATCCTCATCCTGAAGACCTCCCAGAAGACGATGATGAAAGAAACGAAGCTGAAAGAGCAATCGTAAACCAGATACTTTCACTTGTCGAAAAATATGGTGCAATGGATGCGCTGAATGCGCTTGATGACATCACAATCCCTTCATTGCTTGGACTAGCACAAGAATTCAATGTGAGTGAAGAAGATTTGACTAAAACTGAAACCAATATCCTCATTCTTTCAAGGCATCTTGAAGCCATCACTGGACAATCTTGGGCAGACACTTGGAACGGTTTGAAATCACGCTTTGCCAACTATTTAGCGGAAATTGAATAATTTTTGAAAAAATATCGGTTTGCTAGATAATAACTTAGACACATATTGCGAAAAAAGTGAAAAAATCTATTTTGCATCTTCATTTTTGTTGATATAGTATATCCTTGTAAGTGAAAATTACTTCGCTTGCAATGAAACAAAGGAGAACAAAAATGACAAAAGTGCGGATCAATGCGATCGACAAGCAAGGCTACTGGACTGCGGCCGAGAAGGTGACTGGCAACTTTGAAGCCATGAGCTTCATCACAAGCTGGATCAAAAAACACCCCAGCTTGAAGATGATCAACGCCAAGATGTGGGACTTTGAAAAAGTGACAGTTGACGGGATTTCATTTGAGATCACTTCAAATGAAAAGACTATCAAACTGAGTTAACCAAACCAAACAACAAAGGAGAACGACGATGAAAAAGACGAATGCAAAAGAAGTGAAGAAAGAAGAGAAGAAAGAAGTGAAAGCCATGACCACGAAGCAAGTGCTGACGCTCGCAATGCGGCAGCTTAGGAAAAGCCTGAACACCTGCTTGAAGAACGGTCTTGGCAATGAAGCAGTGGAGATCGTCTTCAATGCGAATGAAAGTGCTTCAAAAGCCTACAGAGACAAGGTGATGGCTGCTCGCTTCGCCAACCTCACTCAAGAAGAGATCGACTACCTGCAGACGATTATCAAGACGGACAAGCCTGAAGAAGCAGCACAAGAGGAGGTGGAAGCATGATTCGCAGCAAAGCAGAAAAAGAAATCTATGCCCAGATCCATCCTGAAGACGAGCGGCTGCCGTATCCTCTGTGCAAGCATGAAAGCGCAGGCTGGGATGATGAGTGGGTCTATCGGATCCCGGTAAAAGACAAGCAAGCAGTCCTTGATGCGCTCTGGCCTTTCACAAACAAGCCAAAGCTTGATGACATCATGTTCGATATACATGAAGGAAAGACATTCACCGTCAGAGACTTCAAGGTGATCCGTTACGACAACAGAAACATGATCGTATCACCATACTACTGCTCTCAAGGAGGCACTTGTCTGGACTTCATCTATCCTGAAGATGGGATCAAGCCGTTTGAGATCGATCTGAAGAAAGTGAAGAAGGAGAATGAAAAATGCTGAAACAGACAGGAATCCACGTTAAGCTGATTGGAGAAGATGGCAATGCTTTCTACATTCTCGGCAAAGTAGTCAGGGCTCTGAAAAATGCGGGATACGAGAAAGACTTCATTGATGAATTCTTAGCAGAAGCAAAGTCTGGTGATTACTATCATCTTTTACGGACATGCATGGAGGTAGTTGAAGTAGAATAACCGAAAGAAAGGGAAGTCATCATCTGGCTTCCCTTTTTTAGTCTTTTCTCAATCTGGTAATCTTGTTTACATTAATCTCGGTCATAATTAACAAGGTTACCAGATTGAAAATGGTGCTATATTATGACAAGGAGAAGCTGAAATGAAGTGCTTTATATATTGCAGGCAAAGCGTCGGAGCGGCAGAAGCAGATGATTCCATCTCGCTGGTGACACAGAAGGAAGAATGCGTAAAACTGGCCAGAAACAAAGGATTCACTGTGCTGGACACATTTGCGGATCCGAACACATCAGGTCGATTGTATCCACCAACATTTGACTCTCTCGCGGCCATCGACATTGTCTACCAGAGATGGCTTAAAGAGACTAAGAAGACTGGCAAATGGAGGAACGGCTTGGGCAAACTTCTGAAGCGGCTTGACGAGGTCGAATGGGTCTTGTGCTATGACATCACACGGCTGCACCGCTCACTGAGAGGAAGCTTCCTTGAAAACATGATCATCCAAGAGCTGAGCTCGCATGGCGTGAAAGTGATGACCGTCAAAGAGGGAGAGATCGACTTCTCGAAGTTTGCCGATTCGCTTGTCTCGACACTGACTTCACAGATCAACAGTGAGCAGCTTCTGATCCAAAGAGAGAAGGCCCGCAAAGCTCGCCAGTCTTTGAAAGAGAGAGGAGAGTGGTGCGCTGCTTGCACAAAGAGCTTCGGGTATAAATCGACTGGGCGGAAGAGAGAAGCGGAGATCGATGAAGATAAAGCGGAGATCGTGAAGACTATCTTTAAGATGTATACAGATGGCTGCACCTATCCTGAGATCGCTGAAGCAATCGGTCCGCAAATGAGAAAGCTGGGTATCGGCGTATTCAAGACGCACATCTTCAGGATTCTCCGCAACCCCATATACTGCGGCTTCTATAGAGGAGATGACGGTGAGCTCATCAAGTCGAAGCCGAATGAAGGAAAAGAGCTGATCACATTCAAGATGTGGAAGACAGCACAAGAGATATATGAGCAGAGGAAGAGCACACCTAGACGCGCATATAAGAACTGGCTTCCATTAAGCGGGAAGATCAAATGCGGATACTGTGGTGACAAGATGCGGATCAATGAAGTGACAGGCGGGTTTATGAGATACACATGCATATCTTTCCAGTGGAAAGGACTTCCTCACTCTGCATCCTGCAAGTGCAACATCACTTGGTCAAGAGACGTTAAGCATGAATATGGCGATGTGCTGCTTGACGCGCTCATGGGCTTGCTTCCGTTATACTACTTCCACAAGCTTGAAGAAGCCAACAGAAGCAGAGAGAAAGACACAGCGATTCAAGAAGCTGAGATAAAGGTGATGAACACACAAGCGAAGATCAAGACATTGACCGAAAGTTTTCTGGAAGGACAGCTTGATGAAGCGGTATACAGAAGCGGACTGGCTTCACTCAACAAGAGACTCAAAGAAGAGAAGACCATGCTTGATGAAGCAAGCGCGATGAAGCCTGTTGAAAAATACACACCGTCAAAACTCCTCTTCGACCTTGAAGCCATCAATGCCGGAGACGTCGAGAGAAGCGAACTTGAAGAAGCCATCAGATGGACGATCAAAGAGGTCAGGGTGTGGAAAGAGAAGATCGAGATTACTACTCCAAAAGGTAAAGTTGTGCTGCCTGTTGAGAGGCTAGGCTTCAGAGCAAAAGCGAGGCTGCTGCCATTCCACTTCATCGCGGCTGGGAAAGGCGAATGCGACGTGGTCTACAACTGGAAATGCAGAGAGCCTCATTCAGATGAAGATATCATCGACTATGAAGAAGACGGAAAGGTGATCGGGGACTTCGGGAAAGTGAAAGTGTGGCTGGTTCGGTAAAATACCAGCTTCATTAAGAAGTCATCATCTGAGATGAACTGGTGGCCACTAGATAGGCTCGAAATACACATTGCCGCATACGTGTGCGACTGGCTTGACTTCTATCTGATCATATCCTCCGTGACTCACAGGCCCATCAACAAAGATGAAGCGCCACTTATTTTCATCCCACTCTTCATACTCTTGGAAGAACCTTGAGGACTCTGGGGCTTTTACCCATACAAGCCCGCCGTCTCTCATAACATAAGACACGAAGATGACATCAATGCCCTCAAAATATTCCTCATCTTCCTCATCGCAGTAATGACGGACTTCGATATAAGTCAGCCAGTCATCATCGTCTTCAAGGTACTCATCTCTCAAATCATTTAAATTCATTGCTCGTCTCCTTCTTTTTTCTAGCAAAGGAGAATAATATACATGCTGGAATGCGCTTGTCAAGCTCACAGTGCTTCACCATTCATTGTCGCTATCAATATCGAAAGCACTGAAAAAATTAAAAAATTTTTCATTTTTCCGTGAAAAAACCGGACTTTTTTGTTATTATCACAATGATGAGTGATGAGGAAGTGTTGTTTGGAAATTGAATGGTGAAGTTTGGGCCCCATAGTGTCTTGAATAAATGAAAAGGAGGTTTGTGATGAGTTAGTGAAGTGAAGGAAGAATGAGGAAGATGGGCGGAGGAGAAGTGTCTTTTAAAAGAATAAATGAAAGGAGTTTAACTATGAGTGATGAAATTAAGAATGATGGCATAAAGTGCTATGAAGGGTTTGTCGCTAAGACTGACGTGAAGAAGCACTACGGATGGATCTTGGACTATGCAAATGGACTGCGTGACAACATCACCGAGGCAGACCTGATGAGCCTGCATAAGATCATCGATCTTTTTTGCGAACTCTCAGAATATGAAGCGAATGCTTTATGCCAAGACTTCCTCGAGCGTGAAGAATGCACCATGTATGAAGTGAAGTCGTTTGAGGAGTGGCTTCTTAAAGTCGGCAAGTCCTGCTATGAATCTTGGCAAGACATGACAAATGGTGAAGTCGGGAAGAAAAATACCGAGATGATAGAAGAAGACATGGACAAACTGGGAAAAGAGCAAGAACTGCTCATTTCTCTCGCGCGATGCAGGACTCCTACAATCGAGTATGACAAGAGCGACCCGATTACGAGGCTGGACATCAAGGAAGCCATCGAGAAGGTCGAGGAAGCGCTTGCCGAGCTGTCGAAGTACAAGACGGTGCTTGATGACGGGACGGTGAAGACCATCAAGCCGTAAGACTTCACCATAGGAAGCCGTTGAGTTGCTGATGATCAACGGCTTCCTTGCCGTCTGGAGCACTTTTCTCTCCAGACGGCTTTTTTGTTTTCTGGATTATGCCAGAATGAAGAAGCTGATGGGCCAATATATTTTTATTCAGAAGAAAACTACCATCATCTGAGATGACTCGGTGACATCTATCTAGACAATAGAGAAGCTCCAAGAAGGGAAAACTGGAAATTGACTAAGCAAAACCCTTCTTGGAGCTTTTTGTTAAGGAGTGAAGAAAAGTTATTCTACATCGACTGGGATATCATTCGATGTGGTTATATCGACATCTCCGCTTGTCGGTGTGTATCTGGCATCGCCTTGAGCTTCAATGGATGGATTCTGGATGACTGACTTGAATGCAAAAGACGTTGATGAATTGATGCAGCCGACACAGAAGACCGCAACAGTAATTATGACTAAGAATAAAGTAGTTATGTATTTCATGATCTATCTCTATTTTAATTCTTCTACTACCTATTTATTCAACAGTCTCCCACGAACCCATTTAGGTCCTGGACATTCTTTAGCTCTAGTATTAGTAACACCATTGTTCCACCAATACATATTTTGACATTTTTGTTTAAGCAATGCACTTAGTTTTTGCTTTGTCTCTTCTGAATGATGGTGTCCTAAATGACTAGAATTTCCTTTATGAGATTCACTTAATTTCTTTCTTGTCTCATTTGATGGATGCTTTCCTTTATGTGCTTCACTCATATTCTTTTTTGCTGCTTCTGAATGAGGATGTGGTTTTCCTTTATGAGATTCACTCATTCTTTGGCATGATATATCAGAATGTGGTTTGCCTTTCCAAGTAATGCTTCTATGAACTGCTTTTGGTATTTGGTCAAGATTATTTAAAGAATTATTGTGTTTGTATTCATCACGATGATGAACATCATATCCGTGATCCATAGTAACCAAACCAAGTATGTGCTTGAATTCTATGAACAGGTATTCCTCTAAACCACAAATACCCTCTATATTCTTTAACTTCCTGCACAACCCCGTTTTGGTCGGTAATCACACCCGTCTCTGGGTCAATATTGAATTCTGGATAATACTTGTCTTTGAATCTAATCATATCTTTTTCCTCTAGCCCGAATAAATAGAACAGGAGACAGGGCTGGACTCTGCCTTTTCACGTTCGAATCGCTATTCTCCTGACAATATTATCTATAAACCAGTCAACAAAAAATGAAATGCGAGTTGTTTTATTCATTTGAGCGTGAGAAGACTCTTTTGAGGACGCTTGAAGAAGTGACCGTCATCATTGACGGTGAGTCTATCACTATTCCAGCTGGATTTGAGTTTGATGGTGCTTCTATCCCGAGGATCTTCTGGAGAGTTGAAGCTCCAATAGATGGCAGATACATAACTGCTTTCTGTGTGCATGACTGGTGCTACAGCTCACATTGCGTAGGCAGGAAGAAAGCAGACACGATCCTCTATTCACTGCTCAGAGAAGCAGGAATGGGCTGGATCAAAGCGAGGACCATATACAGGGCGGTGAGATTATTCCGGACGGATCTCACTGGTGATCCGGATTTTTAACAAAAATTTTTCCGGTTTATTATAGTTTTTGGAGAAAAGTTTGATAAATAATTTTGTTAATTGAAAATTTAGTTGTTTGGGCTAGTGATTGCAACACGAAAAGGCGATGACCTGGCCCTGCCCAAACAAAATTTTATAGGTCAAGAAGGTTAAAGAACATGAATTATTATTTGATTGACGAAATCTTGTCCGAGCACTACAAGAACAAAGACAACACGCCGGACTACAAGAAGCAGCAAGAACAGCAGAGACTGCTTGACGAAAGACATTCCCAGAAAGAATTCAGGAATGACGTAAAGACTGAAGAAGACTTCAAAGCGCTGGCTGGAAGAAAATGGAGAAAGTGCTTGGAGATACTCATTGCTTTCATCGATGAATATAAGCACATCTTCGGCAGGCGTGAACTCTACGCACTTCCTATAAGCACGACAAGCAAAAACCTGCTCAATATATATGACAACCAGAGAGCTGTATCCAGAATGCTTGAGCTGGCCCAAGAAGTGGATCTGCTCAAATGCGTGGATGAGAAGTATCGCTTCAATGCCTATGATGAAGAGCTGAACACATGCAAACGCTACATCTGCAACAAAGAGGTCCAAGACCTCCTGATCGTCTTGGCGAACAAGTATGGCGTAGTCATTAAAAGATTTCAAAACTATAGACGAAATACAGACATAAAACAAAATTATTGTATCAATAATACAATAGTAGACACATTCGGGATTCGCATAAACTCTAAGCTGAATCTGCGAATTCCCAGCCTGACCGATGCGGACGTAATCGCCTATCTGGACCAGAAATACCAGCAGCTCCCGCACTACCAGCAGCTGGCTGATGAACTTAATCATCATTACTACAGGGGAGACAGAGAGAGAAGGATCAGCTTCATCCCGACCATCAAGAGGTCGAGAGGGAATTCAAGCACCATCACCAAGATCGGCATCAGAGCGACCAACAGCTTGGTGAGCCTGAAAGAGCATGACAACGGCAAAGAGAATGACAAGCAGTGGAGAAGAGACTGGTTAGATGAACATTATTCAGAAGGCTGGATGGAATTTGACGTGAAGTCAAGCATCTTCAGGATCAACTACTTCTTGAATCACGGAATATGGTTAGACAACAAGATTGATCTCTATGAGTTGATGTATGGACAGAAGTTTGAATCACCTGAGAAGAGAGCGGAATACAAAGCGATCGCAATGAGCCTATACTTTGAGAGGTCGGTCGGGACTCTATATACGCACGTCAGCAGCAAAGCGGCTTCATTGAAGAGGTATGACAGCGACATCTTGAAGATGATCCTACGGAGACATGCACAAGCAGATGACAACAGTGATCGGGCAGACCTATGACAGTGAGATCTTCCTGCACGAGAGCTGCATCTACATGGACCTCCAGAAAGCACTGCTTGAAAGAGGCTTTGACGTTACAGTGGTGTATGACGGCTTCTACGTTGGAAAGAGAGATGGCTTCACTGAAGCAGACCTGAGCGATCTCTGCTGCCAGATACTCCAAGAAGCTTCAAGCGCTTATAAGAAGAACTACATCAAGTAAAACGTGAAGAACTTTGGATGAAGTTTAATAAATAAATTTGTAACAACAAAAAAATAAGGAAATTGAAAATGTTTGAGACTATTAAGAAATTGTTTAAGAAAGAAGAGAAAGTTGATCCAATTAAAAATGCAAGCTCACAGATCTATATGCCTGATGCAGTGATGAATGACACGTCAGAAATATTTTATCTGAAAAATGAAATGACGCATGAACTTACTGGTTTTTGTGTTAAAATGAACATCGGAGCAAAAACGTTTGGAACCATCATCAATTTAAAAGAGCTCATCAATTTAACAGACACCATTGATGCAATACCTAAGATTGAATTGCATACAGCTTTAATAAAGATTGCGAGAGAAAGATTTAAGAATAATGAGGAATAAGAAAAATGAAAGGAAAACATTTTGGCATTTGTTGTAATAGGGAAATTAATTTTGACTCTTTAGATATGACTGACATTGCCTCAAATAATGTCTATGATAAAGGGTTTCAAGAAGAGATAAAGAAAAGATGCAATGAGCTCATTGAAGAGATAAAGAAGAAATATCCGGAAGTTGGAATAGACCTCAAAGAAGTTGGCTACGGAAGACTAAGCTTCCTCGACATCATGGATCTAGAGGCGCTATTGATAGATCTTGATGCGAATATAGAAGACTACAAAAAAGAAGACAATATGGAGATGCTATTTTTTATCTATGCCTATCCTCATAGCTCTAGAGCAAGCACAGCACGAAGGCTTGAATTTAAGGTAAAGAAAAAGATAGGAGAAAAATGAAGATGACTGACTATCTTAAAGCAGACATCCAACCGAAGCAGACAACGCTTGACTGGCTTGAAGAGCACACCGCGCCGTTTGAGAAGAGAGGAATAAGATACCATCGGCTTCACCAGATGGGCCAACATTAAGCTCTACTTCCAGACTGACGATGTGAGGATCTACTGGAACAAAAGCAAATGCACAATCCAGATCAAAGACGATGATCCGGAGACTCTGACGAGAACACAGTTTAGAGAGAAATATGTGAATCCTGCCGTGCTCTTCTTCAATGCAGACTTCACAAGGGTGCAGGGCACTGAGAAGATGCTGAACAACTTCTTCAACTTCTGTGAAGAGGAGCTTGGAGACAACCTATCTAACACACTAGGAAAAGAATAATGCAGATTGCTAGGATCGGACAATGGAGCATCCACTTCAATGAAGCAGTAGACGGATTCTACATGCTTTCCATATACAGGCGGGCCTGAGCTGCTGATCAGGGTGAAGTCTGAAAGAGAATGGGATCTGGATGACATTCTGGACATGATCATATTGAGAGGCGTGCTCAGTAAAGACCACTTTGAGGGTTGAGATAAATAGAAAAGTGGCTAACTATCATGAAGTGAAAAGAGCATTCCCAGCTCCTGCCACTATTTCTTAAATGGGAAAAGAAGGGATTAAGATATGAAAATTGATTTTAATGTTAGAAATGTTAATTATCATAATGCATGGAAATTTTTCTATCCTGAAGGAAAAGGGTGTCCTAAAAATGGATACAACCTTCATCACAAAGATGTCACATTAAGACATTCAGATATTGAGAGATATTTGAAATGGTTGCCAGAAGACTTAATAATGATGACATCATCTGAACATAAGAAATTACATGCAAAATTATATTTTGAATCATTAACATCTACACAAAGAAAAGCGATCATGCATAGATTTTGTAATTGGACTGGAAGACATCATTCAGAAGAAAGCAGAAAAAAGATGCATGAGCATAATTTCAATAGATTAAATGGCATCCCAGAAATAACTAAAGAAAGAATGAGAAAAGGACAAACTGGAATGCATTTTTATAATGATGGTGTTAGTGAAACTAGAGCTAAAGAATGTCCACGGAGAAGGATGGGTCAGAGGAAGATTAAAGAAATGAACTATCTTTCTATCAAACGATGTGATATAGCAAATCGGCACAAATTTTCGTATCACTTTATGGGTGAGTGGTTGCACACATGCTTGTCCTGGTTGCTTTAATCCTCAGTCACATGACTTCAACGCCGGGAAACCATTCACTGAAGAGACCATGCAGAAGATATTGAGAGAATTCAAGAAAGGTCATGATGAAGCATTTACTGTGACTGGTGGAGACCCTTTGCACATAAAAAATGCACCTACTGTAGCGAAAATATGCAGAAGAGTGAAAGAAGAAGTTGGATGCCCAATATGGTTATGGACTGGATATATAATGGAAGAACTTAATGACGTGCAACTGGATGTGTTGAAATATGTGGATGTGGTTGTCGATCGGTCCCTTCATCGAAGCACAGAAGGACCTCTCGCTGAAATGGAGACGGGTCAAGCAATCAAAGAATATGGGAGCGCACGCCTCTCGGCTTCTTCATAGACGTAACACAGGAGCTAGGATGAGAGGTGAAGATTCACCAAAAACTAGGAGGAGCTGGGAGGAGGTGTGAAGAATCCTCTGAAACTGTGAAGAATGGTGAAGAGGCCCAAGACTTCACACAACTTCACAAAAAACTAGGAGGAGATGTGAAGAATCTGGAGACTCCGCATAACTCTGAGAACTCCGTGAAAAAAAATGGGAGGAGCTAAGCAACTTCAGCAGAAAACAGTGAAGAAATAGGAGGAGGTGTGAAGAATCACTAATAATTGTGAAGAGATAATAGAATCTCGGAGACTCCGAATAACTCTGAGAACTCCGTCAAAATTTAAGAGGAGGTGTGAAATTTTCAGAGACTCCGTGCGACTCCGAGCAACTCCGTGAAAAAATGGGATGAATGATGAAGATGTGTGAAGAATCCGGAGACTCCGTGAAACTCCGCACAACTCCGTGAAAAAATAGGATGAATGATGAAGAGGATGAAAAATATGAAAGAACTGAAGAAGATACTAGATCAGATTGAAGCAAAAGTCGAGCCGATCAAATGGAGCGAAACCAGATATAGGCCGATGAATGACGTTGTGAAGATCGGAGCAGACTCTGAGGAGACTTTAAGGAAAATCAAGAAAATTTTTGATAAAAAATCTTAAAATGATGGTTACAGCACTTCAGAGCATACTCTGAAGTCCTCATTTTTTCACAGACTTTCCTGAAATTTTGATAAATAATTTTGTAATTAAAAAAACAAAAAGGAAAACTGGAAAAAATGAGCAACGAAATGAAGAAGAACCCCATCTGGAAAGCAGTAATCGGCTTTGAAGGCCTGTATGAAGTAAACCAATACCGGTGAAGTGAAATCACTGCCAAGACCGAAGAAGCATATAGCAAGAGGATCCAAGCGCGAGACCTACTTCATGACTACTGAGAAGATCATCAGGCCGAACATGGACTTGGCGCGGATACGTGCACTACATCCTGACTGATCTGGAAGGAAATCGAAAGCTTGTCAAAGGCCACCACATCGTCGCACAAGCTTTCCTCGGATACGATCCCTCTCAATATGACAGGAAGAACATCGAATCGCTGGTTGTCGATCACCAGAACGGTCTCAGATGGGACAACAGACTGGAGAATTTACGAATCATGACACAAGACGAAAACATCCACGCGCACTACACACCGCACAAGAAGGTCCTCGCTTTGTCTTTGGATGAGAATCTGATCGCGGCTTTGAAAGAGAGAGCAAAGAAGACTGGAAAGCACAGATACCTCAGCAGGATCTGTGAGAAGATACTGAAAGCAGGACTGGACAAGAATGGCAACAGCAAGGGAAAATGAAAGACTGTGCGAGACCATCAGTGAGCTGAAAGGAGTGATCAACACAGCAAGCACTGCACTGGCTGGAAATACGGAAGCGAGCACCGAAATCTATTCAATGATCGCGAAGACGCTGGAAGAGCTGGTGAAGAAGAGAGGAGACCTCCCGGAAAAGAGCGACATCTACATCCACTACGACTATGATGAGCTCAAGAAGCTGTATGCCTATTACTACTGGTGCACCTATTATTACTACTACTATGGTTACGGACCAAAAGAGACTGTCATAAACATAAACATAACTCGGAGCAAAAAATGAAAGACAAACTTTATACATTCATTAACGTCATCGGCATCTGGCTGGTTGACATCATCGCCCTCGCATGGCCATCATTATTCATCTGGCTTGTCTGCCCCGTCATTCCATTCTGGAAGATCTGGCTTGGACTATATGGAATCACTTCAATCATTCCCATCATCGTCGCGTCATTCAGAGGAGCGCCAGAACAGAAATGAAATACACGAAAGAAAAACTGGAAGGATTGAAGATGCTCTTAAAGTTCGCCGGACTGTATAAGAGCTATGAAGAGCATGAGAAGAGATATCCTGAACACAAGAACGACATTCCTTATATGTGGGGAGTTGCTTATACAATTTTGACTATGGAGGACTGGAAATGACATTGATGACAGACATTGCGACGGTTTTAGACGATATATGGAAACTTCAAGAGAGCACAGACAACCAAGAGATCAAGCGGCTTCTGGAGCACCATGTATCAGAATATAGCGTTATGGCAGGCGAAAGCCGATTACGTGATTAAGAGGAATGGAATCAATGAAGAGCCATCCAAGCCATCCAAGCCCACTAAGAAGGATCTAAAAAAATGATAAAGAAATGCAGAATCATAAAATGGCATCATTTATCTGATATTGAATGGCCTGATTATTATATTGATGACTCACGGAAAAATATGGCATAATAATGAAGAGATCGAACAGTTTTCATATACCGTCTATTTTTCGAAAGCTCAATATGTTGATGTGAGACCTTATGTGAAGTTGCCAACACAAAGAGGCTTCACTAAAATACCAGTGCATATACTGCAAATGCAATCTTCAATAGGTTATACTCCTAAAATGGATGTATGCCATCTTAATGAAGATAAATTCGATAATCGAGTTGAGAATTTAGCGTATATGACAAGAAAAGATCATCGTCATCATGATGGATGTAATGGTATGACGGGACATAAACGCCTAGAAAACATAAATCCAGATCTTTCTTATATGAAAAGTTGCGAGTATCGAAAACATTATAAGAAGTTTGAATACAATAAGTTATGATAACTTTATAAGTGTATACATTTCAATAGGTTATAAAATGAAGTGCATAGAAAAGAGAATAGTAATTTTTGGGGGCCGCGTGAAATCATGGTGTTACCGCCAGTATGAGGTTTTTAGAAAATTACCTAAATCACTAAATTTTGGTAATTATAACTTATTGAGAATTAACGAATTATAATATATTGGAAAATAACGGTTTATGAAAGGTGTATGGCTGACCCAACATGAATGCCAGAATGCAATGAACGTCTCTCAATATCAGTTTGAGAAAGACTGGAAGCAGAAGCTCGAGGCAAAGCAGGTCAAGAGGAGGACGAAGTTTTTTCTTCCTGAATCAAAGATGACCGAGAAAGCCAAGAAGCAGTATAAAGAGCACTTGATCGCTTATGATGAGGATGCGATGAATGTGGAATCCATCTTAGGTGATATTAGTGAAGACGGGCTTTCAGATGACTGGAAGACTGCGAGACTGGAGAACATCCGTGCCCGAACAAAACTCATCGAGGAGAAGCTTGAGAACCGTAAGAAGGAGCTTTGGCAGGAGTGGAATGAGGCTTTCTTTGAGACTTTTGCCGAGGCTTTCGCAAAATACAAAAATGACTTGATCTCACTTCACTTGTCAGAGGAGCAGCTCAAGACTTTGGCGGAGAAGCTGGAGAATGCTTTGGCTTTGATGCATGACAAACTGGAAGCGATGTGGAACAAGTTTAGCAATGAAGACATGGAGCAAGAAGAGAAATGATCTATACGATAACAATAGGATTTTTAGTAGTCGCGTTGACGATCGCTTATGTGGTATCAGTGCTTGAGATGAGAAAAGTGAAAGAGCAGCTTCATCATCTGAATGACAACTGCTATCTCAATGAGTGCAAAATTAACCGGATTTGGATCAGCGTTTGAGAAGGTCCATGATGACCTTGAAAGTGCTTTGAAGAAGGCCAGAGATGAAGCTGCCGGTGCGACAGCAGCCGAGCTGAAGAAGACTAAAAAAGAGGCGGAGAGAAAAGATCTTTGGATTATGACGATGCTAACTTATGCCGGGTTGATGAGAGACAAAGCGCACTCACTGTATATAGACTTTGCCAAAATGACGGACAAAGATTTAATGAAGCTCATAGAACTCTCATTGCAGGCTGATTCAGGCACGATTACTTGGCAAGAGTGCTCAAAGAAGTGCAAAGAACTTGGAATCAGTGTGGAGGTAAAATGAATCTATATCATGGCGCATGTGAGGACATTTTGAAGCAGCTGCCGGACAATAGCATAGACACAGTTATATGCGACCCGCCATATGGAAGGCTAAGCAACAGCAATGAGAGGTGGGACAAACTAGTTAATTATGGTGTTGTGTGCAAAGAGCTTAAAAGGATCTGTAAGCCGAAAGCTCCCGTCATTTTATTCAGTGACT